AGTAATTAAGCGGATATACATAATATATCAACCCATCCGCGTTTTAAACGCAGATTGGCGACACAAAAAAAAGTCAATTTTCCCCCTGTAATTTTCACACCGCTTCGTCATAGGCTATAGGCTCATTTAAACGATGGGCCTAATCCATGCCGGAGACCAATCATGTAAACCATCAACGCATCTTGTCGGCGATTCAGGCCGAACTATGGGCCATTACGCCTGATGCCTTGCAGCAAGTCGTTTCAATCGCGCAAGGTCTTGGAGATCCTGAAGCAGTAGCCGCAAAACTTGGCAGGCCGCTGGACAATTCCCGCACAGTCACAGTTCGAGACGGTGTGGCCGTCATTCCGGTTAGAGGTCCAATCTTTCGATACGCCAATCTGTTTTCCGAAATATCCGGCGCAACCAGCGTGCAGGTATTGGCGACTGATTTACAAGCGGCATTGGACAATGAAAACGTCGATGCAATCGTGCTGGATATCGATTCTCCTGGCGGTCAAGTCGCCGGAATCTCTGAATTTACTGCACAAATAAAGGCCGCTAACAGAGTTAAGCCGGTTGTGTCCTACATTTCAAACATCGGAGCAAGCGCAGCCTATTGGTTAGCGTCCGGCGCTGGAGAAATCGTCGCGTCAGACACCGCAATCATTGGGTCGATAGGTGTAGTCATGCAGGCAGCGTCTGGAGAAGATCCAGGCACCATAAAATTCATTTCATCGCAGTCGCCCTATAAGCAGGCCGATCCATCTACTCCAGATGGTAAACATCAATATCAAACAATGGTCGATAGCCTGGCCAATGTTTTCATCGAAACTGTCGCGGAAAATCGCGGTGTATCCATCGAAACAGTGTTATCAGATTTTGGAAAAGGCGGCGTCATGCTGGCCGAATCCGCAATCGCCGCCGGCATGGCGGACAAATTAGGCTCGTTAGAGTCCGTTATTTCAAATCTCAAATCGAGGAAAAACATTATGCCAATCACACGCGAACAACTCGCTGCTGAGGCACCAGAATTGTTAGCCGCGCTGGTCGAGGAAGGCCGTGTGGCTGGCTTTGCAGCCGGTAAAACGGAAGGTGCAGAAGCGGAACGTAAACGCATTCAGGAAATCGAGGCCTTGGCTATGCCTGGCCATGACGCACTGATCGCGCAAATCAAGTTCGATGGGAAAACCACCGCCGGCGAAGCGGCTGTACAAATTCTGGCGGCTGAAAAACAAAGCCGCGCCGATATGGCCGACCGCATCAAGGCCGACGCGCAAGCCGCATTGCCTCACTCAACGCCAACCATGAACGATGATCCCGATGGCGGCGACGAGGAGGATGAAGACGGCGACTTGGAGCAGCAAGACGAAGTCGAAGCCGGTTGCAAAAAGACCTGGAAAAAAGACGCTTCGATCCGTGCAGAGTTCGGCAAGTTCGAAACTTATTTAGCCTACGAGCGTGCTAACGCCCGTGGCGCAGTCCGCATCAGAGGGGGTAAATAATGGCCACGTTAGCAGCAGATAATTTCCGCACGTTCGGTTGCCAGTCCGGTAATGTCGACATCGATTTACCCGTTGTTGCATCAGACATCATTTATGGCGGCGCGGCGGTCGGTGAAAACGGTTCAGGTTATTTTCGTCCATTGGTCGCTGTTGATCCATTTGCCGGTTTCGCCTTATTGCGTGCTGACAATAGCGCAGGGAGCGCCGGTGACGTAAACGTACACGTGAGAGCCAAAGGCATTGCCATTTTGGATGTCACTGGCGTTACGGCTGTCACCGACGAAGGTTCTACAGTTTATGCGTCGGATGACAACACATTCACGCTAACCAGCACATCAAATACCGCAATCGGCAAGATTATCCGCTACATCAGCGGTACGACTTGCGAGGTGTATTTCGAATCCGCATCACTGAGATCAATCTAGGAGTTTAACCATGCCACAATTTACAAGCCGCGCCGTCATCGGCGAATTTTACCGGGCATTGGAACAGGATATCGGCAACTCCTGGGTGCCTGGCGTATCAATGATGTTCGATTCCGATCAGGAATCGGAAACCTATGCCTGGTTAGGCCAATCGCCCGCCATGCGCGAATGGATCGGCAGCCGCCAGGCTAAGCCGCTGAGCGAAGACGGCATCACCATCATTAACAAAAAGTTCGAAGCTACGCTGGAAATCCCAGTAGATTGGATTCGCCGCGATAAAACCGGCCAAATCCAGTTACGCATCAATGAGCTGGCAACCCGCGCCAATTCGCATTGGGCAAAACTGCTTTCAGCATTGTTGGTGGCTGGTGAAGCATCTGTTTGTTATGACGGACAATATTTCTTCGATACCGACCATAGCGAAGGCGATAGCGGTACGCAATCGAACGATATTACTGTCGATGTCACCACCACGACAGCGCCGACATTGAGCGAAATGCAAACCGCTATTTTGACTGCGACTCAACAAATCCTTGGGTTTAAAGATGACCAAGGGGAGCCGATGAACGAGAATGCGCAGGAGTTCACCGTAATGGTTCCGGTGCCGTTCTTGGCAGCAACAGCGGGCGCTTTAGGTGCAACGGTCATCAGCCAAACCAGTAATCAAATTCAAGCATTAGGCAGTTTGGGGGGGTTCCGTTACAACCTGGCTGTTAATCCTCGATTGTCCTGGACCACTAAATTCGCCTTGTTCCGCGCTGATGGTGCAGCTAGCGCACTGATCCGCCAGGAAGAAGAGGGTATCAACATTCAAGCGGTGGCCGAAGGCTCAGAGCTGGAATTCAACAATGATGTGCATCGTTATGGCATTAAAGCTATGCGCAACGTCGGCTATGGCTACTGGCAAAAAGCCTGCTTGGTCACGATGGTCTAGGCGGTGATTTATGAAAATCATCCTAGAAAAAGTTACTAGCATTCCATCCGGTGTTGTTCTTGGTTTAAGCCAAGAACAAGCCGATGCCCGTTTGCATGCGATCAAGCCGCATGGCAAGAAAAAAGGCGAATGGCTCGTTACCAGTCCGGTGCAGTTTAAAGCAGGCGAATCCATCGATGTTTTAAGCCAATTGCCAAAAGGGGTCTTGCCTTGTTTCGATGCAGCCGTTGCCGCCGATGAAAAAGACATCGGTGCAGGTGACGAAGCGACTGGTGATTAAATGAGCAGCGATAATGTATGTATTGTCACGACATCATCACGAATTGAAAGCTGTGCTGAATGATAATTCTAGCTGGCTTGTCAATCACTCTATCGACATATCCGGCACGTAATTCGAGAAATGATTACTCAAGAGCTTATCGATCAAGTTAAATTCGAGGAAGAGTTGCTGCTGACAAAGAGTATTTTTCCTTATGGGAGTTGGCGAATCGGCTATGGCCGCAACCTAGAAGAGAATCCATACTTCGAAGGCAACCGCATCCCTGATCAGATCACCAAGGAAGAAGCTGAAATCATTCTGGTTACCGACTTAAACCACGCCGCTACTGTACTGGCCGCTGCGTGGCACGGTTACGAATTGCTGCAAGGCGCTCGCCGCGATGCGGTGATTCAAATGTGTTTTCAGCTCGGGCTCGATGGGTTTCTTGGCTTTAAGAACATGCGCAAAGCGTTAGTGATGTGCAATTGGCAAGCGGCTTATAACGAGGCGCTGGACAGCGAGTGGGCGAAAACCGATTGTCCTGCGCGTGCCGAACGCGTGGCAAGGCAGTTTTTGACTGGGAAACATTATTTAACAAATAACGAGTAAGCCGATATGCCAAATAAAAACATGATTTTGATCATATCACTGGCTGTATTGCCGGGATACTCAGCGGATGCCATTGGTGAGCTATCAACTCAAAAAGGCGGTGATGGTGATTGATAAAGATCCGACTTCTTATTCTTTGCTGACGTATTTATGGGTGTTTGGTATGGCGGCGTTAGGCGGTATAGCTGGTTATATCCGAAAAATTAAATCAGGCATGTTGTCGAGGTTCTCTATCGTTGAATTAATCGGAGAGATCGTCATTAGTGCATTTGTCGGAATAATCACTTTTTATCTATGCGAATACGCCGAGATTCCTTCGGTATTGACTGCTGCATTTATCGGGGTGTCATCGCATATGGGCAGTCGCGCAATATTTATGATGGAGACTGCGGCTGATAGGGCGTTTAGCTTATACATCGATTCGAAAAGGGTCGATAAAAAGTAGCGGCATGAGTACTGATGATAGTAGCTCACACGATGAAATTACAGAATGCCGCTGGCTAATAAAATGGTTAGAACAGCGAATCATCGAGCTATGTTCATGCATCACTGCTCTGCATGCTCGAATACGTGAATTAGAGTCAAAATGTAAATTAGGAAATTATTATGAAATTGATTAAAACATCGTTGCTATTGGTACTTTTAGCAATATCGAATCTGGCATCCGCTGCCTGCGGTTTCGCAGATTACGGCGAAAACGCGGTGCTTAACCACATGTTCCGCGGCACGGCATATAGCGAGTCTTCCCCGGCTAGTTATTACGTCGCGCTGTATACAACAGCATGCGCCGATACCGCAGGCACAGAGGTCACTGGCGGATCGTATGCCAGAGTAGCAATATCGCGTGCGACTGGGGCATGGAATGCGACAGACGGCAGCAATGGCATCATTAGCAACGTCGGTGCAATTACGTTCCCGGCGGCAACGGCGGATTGGGGTACAGTGCAGAGCTGGTGCCTAATGGATGCATCAACTGTAGGAAATCCGGTTGTGTGCGCTAATCTGACGGCAAGCCGGAATATTACGACCGGATCTACGCCGAGTTACGCCGCGTCTGCGTTGACGATCACGCTGGATTAACTGGAGTCTGCTATGAAACTAATTGTAGTTTTAATGCTTGCAGCGCTGTCTGGGTGTGCGGTTCAGCCTGTGCCAATGTCGGCTAATTACTCAGGGGCTGCGGCAGGCTTCGGCACGATTGCCGATGCAAAC